TCAGTTTCAGTATAAGAAGTTAAAAATCCAGAATTATCAACATAATTAGCCATAGTTGAATTTGTATAATCAACATAATTCTTCATTGAAGTATTAATTGCTTGAACCTCTGTTTTATTATAATGAGCAGAAGTCAAATAACTCAAAGTTGCATAATCTCCCAAATCAGAAGAAGTCAAAACAGAACTCCCATTAATCAAAACATCATAAGCATTCACATTCCCTGCTACATGAAGTTTTGTAGACGGACTCGCTGTCCCGATGCCGACAAAACCATTTGATTTAATTCTCATTTTTTCAGAGAATCCACTATTATATGTATTGAAAATTAAATCTGTGTCACCGCCAGTTGGAAGATTTGGTCTTACAGCATCAATTGATGCAAATATTCCATTACCTGAATTAAGAGAGAAAGAAATTCCTACGCCAGTATTATCTGAAGAGTTTGGGTTTTGAATCATTAAGGGTCTTGTCGTCGCCCCTCCTGATGATTCTAATATATTAAGTTTAGCTCCTGGACTCGTCGTTCCTATTCCCGCACGTCCATCTTCATCTAAAGTTAGTTTTGCCGAACCTTCTGTTCCAAAATAAATTTTCCCATTTGTTTCATAATTATAAATATAACTATTTGCCCCATTTGTGCCGACTTTAAATCCATCACTTGCAGTCGCAAAATTTTCAAAACAAAGATAAGAATTCAAACTCGTTCCTTCTAATAACATTAAATCTGAAGAAGAATCTTTAACGTGTAATTTATTTTCTGGACTATCAGTTCCAATTCCAATTTTATCAGTAATTGTTTTCGGATAAATTTCCCCATTAACAGAATCCCTCTCCCAAAAATCATTATCATCTACATATTTTTTATTTACAATTGCATTGTCTCTTTCAGGCTCATCTCTCACTAATCCTCTCGAGTGGTCCCCTGAATGATTCGGAAGATACATTTCTCCCCCATAAGCTTTTGCTATTGGATATCTTTTTTGTTCTTGTGCTTTTTCATTTCTTAGAATACTTTTTGCACTAGGAGGTTTTGACATTATAATCCTACTCCTTCCTCTTTCCGAAGTGTGCTTTTTTTTGGCACTAAATTCATTATTCTTCCAGTTTGAGTTTGAGTTCTTGCAGTTAATCCTTTCTCAATAGGATATTTAGTTTTCAATTCTTTCTCTCCAGATGTGTTTGCCATATAATTAAATGATTCTAGAATTTAAATAATTTATGCCGCTCTTTCTACTTTGAAAATAGAAAAACTTTGGTCTCTTCCTTCTATGGGAATTATAAAAATATTGTCTGTTACAGCTGCTAAATTTAAAGCGTCCACAGCTGCTTTAATGTTCGCTGCTCCTGTCACGGTTACACTAGCACTAGCAGTTAAATCTCCACTTGCCATTATGCACTTACCGTCCCTTGAATTACCCCAGTATCAATTAATTGTTTAATTAAAGTTCCTAAAATATCTTCAGTCTCTCCGCCTGCTACCGTGTTACAATTTAAAGCTACATCTTCGGTCCAATTTGTCACCGTGAATGCAGGGTTTGCTTCGGGATTATCTCTTGCATTTCGAGGCATTTTATTTTTCTCCTTCAGAATTTGCTTTTGCTTTTGCTTCCGCTTTTGTTTTTTCTTTTGCTTTTGCTTCCGCTTTTTTAATTGCTTTATCGTTTAGAAATGATTTGTAAGTTTCAAAATCACTTTTACAATATTCCTCATCTAAAATCCAAGGTCTTGCCATTTCTAATTCTTTTCTGTTCATGGCTCCACGAGTTTTGATTGCCCCTTGCATAGTTGTAGAATACAAGTGATTTCCATTCTCTTCCATTTTTTTGAAATGGTTCCATAGCATAATTACATTTTTTTTAGTCATTTTAAACCGTTGTGTCTGTTGTTACGTGAACAGCTCCCGGGTCTGTTAGGATACATTCTCCCTCTTCCCAAGTTCTTATTTTTTTAGCAATTCCTGGATCATCTAATATTGCAGTTTCAGAAGGAATAAATTTCTTCCAAGTTGCCGCACTCTTTGGTATCCACATTGTCACGTAATCTGTTGTTTGATTTTCAGTTGTTAAGAAGTTTAATCCTAACATTCCCATAATCGAACTTTGTTTAATTAATTCACTCGAGAATCCTGGAACACTCGAACCTTTTACATTAATTAAATAATCGATTAAAAACTCTTCTTCAATAGAGTTTAATGATACGATTGCACCTTGTGGATTGTATCCTTGCTGTCTAATTTTCCTCTTACCCACAAGTAAATCTTTAATTGGGTTTCCAGTTACAGCGTCATTCCAACCATCAGCAGTTGCCGCAGTTGTATTCACAAGAGTAGGATTTGGCACCGTTGGAGTTGCAGCGGCACATTCATTAAGCACAGAGAAAATTCTCAAGTCCACTTTCCTATCAACACCTCTACGTAAGTCTCTCACGTTTGTTGCGAATACCTGAACATCAGAATCTTTAATATCTTCAATAGTAATCCAAGGACTTTCAACAATGAATTTTTTAACATAAGAAGTGTTTCTTGTGAAACTTTGTTCAACAACATAAGGAAGGGCTCCTTCAGCCATTGGTTGAATCCAAGTTTTAGTTATTCCTGTCGTGTCAGTTGTGTCTAAGAATCCAGATGTTTTTTGATACCACCTAATTTCACGGGCTTTTGTTGTGCTTATTGTAACGAATTTTTTGAAAACATTTTCTTCATCAGCAAAACCCTTAAGCATTTTGTCAATGTCAATTCCTCTGATGTCCGCTTCCCCACTTGTATCTGCCATTATGCTAACACCGGATTAATTGGATTTAATTTAAAGAGAAATGATTGTTCATCTGTTGCAGTTTCTAAAGCAGTTCCTACAATTCCTTCTGAATTTGCGTCTGCAATAACTAACTCATTAGCTGCACCCGTAGCTGAATCTGTGATTATTGCACGTCCAACCGTAACCCCTGCCGCTCCTGCAAAACCCCTAAAGATTCCTTCTACATGAACTTGAATAGTTGTGTTTCCATCATCAGCGATTTTTTCCCCGGCTGCAATTCCAATAATCTTATCATCATCTCCGTTTGTAATCGTGACTGTCATAGGGTCAGAAATTTCAAGAATAGATCCTTTGGGTATGCCTGTGCCGTCAGCACAAGTGAAAGCAATAGGTCTTCCCGTTTCAACCATTAATGTGCATTCTAAAGCCATAACAAAATTAAAATAATAAATTATATAAATGTTTCGGTAATTCGTTATACCGATTAACTCCTAGATTTTTCTTCTTCTGAAATCCTTTTCTTACAAAAATCTCTCACAATCTTATTTATTTCCAAATTCACTTCTTCTTTTAAGATCGCTTCTTCTTGTGTTCGGAGAAGTCTAGTGTATTCTGCCTCTTTTTTTGTTCCAATTTTAATTCCTAAATCTTTCGGCACATTCTCTTCTTCAACTGGGCATTTACATCTTCCAGGGTCTTTTTTACAAATTCCGCATGCAGTCATTTTCCAACCTCTCCATTCATGACTCTTTCAGCATAAGTTTTATCTGTTTCTTCAGGCTGTTCGTTGTTTTGTCCAGCACTTGCATTACCACCAAGTTTTCTCCTAACCTCTATGTCTTCTTGCCTCTTGATTAATTCTTCTTGTTTTGCATTTGCCGTCTCTAATCTTTCCGCTGCTTTGTTTGCGTCTTCAATCATTGATTTCGGAGTTTCCGAATTCCCTTGATTTTTTGTTCCAGCTGAATTCGCTTCTGCTTTTCGCTTTGCCTCTTCCTCTGCCTTTTGCCTATTTTCTTCTTCAATCCTTTTCGTTTCTTCGTCATTCATTTTTAAATCCTCCTTATATCTCTATAAAAATTTTATTGCTCCAATTCCTCCACTAATTAACGTGAATAAAATATATAACATTTTTTTAATGTACCTAATTTCTGTTTCTATCGTCGACAATCTTTCTTTAATAGTCATTTCTTACCCTCTAAATTTATTTTGGTATCTTCAGGTTTTGGTTTTGTTGTGTCTCCATCTTTTTCCGCATCCCTCAATAAATCCGATTCAATGGGTGTTGGAAATTCTAATTCAATATCTAATCCTAATTGAGTTTTGAAATTATCTCTTATGAAAAGTTGTTTAGCTCTTACTGATTGTTCAAACCCTAAGAAAAGTATTTTTGCCGATGCTTCCACGGTAGATTTTGCACTTCCAACTACAACGTCAGGAGTATTTGTTGCTTGGTAAAAATAATCTGTTAAGTCTCTAATCCACGGAAGGGGGTCAAGTGTTGAAAATTGTGGAACTGAAACTCTTTCAGCTTCTGCCGCTCCTTTTGGAATATAAATATTTTCTGATTCTTCAACCGTTCTGTCTGCTTTTTCTTTGAATGCTTTTATTTTTGTTTCGTCGTCTGTGTCTAATTGCCAAACCCACAACGGCTTTACATATCTATGGAAAACCGTTTTAATATCTGCCATTGCTTCATTTCTCATCAAGATTATTTTTTCAATTACGGATACTATTCCAGTTCCATGAATTTCATCTGCAAATCTATCTTGGGCTAAATGAAACATATCTTCCGATTTAATCATTATTGTGTCCCTATTTTCAATATTTGCGTTTTGTTCGTATCTTAAAATCATTCCTTGGTCATTTGTAATTGTTGTAATTGTTGATGGGTCTAATGGTTTTATGTTCACTGGTTTTCCCTTCTCTAAAATTCCGAACCACGTCATTATTTTCCTAAATATCGAATCATCTCTAATTATTTCAGCAAAGAAATTTCCTCCAACGTCTGTGACAAGACTCATATTTTGAATTAATGTGTTTTTTGTATCTTTTCCCCAACCTCTCCATTTATCTAAAATTTTCATGGTTTCTTTATCTGCTTTAACACCTTTTCCTATTAACCATTTTGATTTCGTTGTAATTGTTGATTTTAATTCTGGAATTGTTTTAAAATATCCAAAGTTTTGTGTGAAATCTGAATCCGTCCATCTTGATTCACTTCCTGTTGCTCCGTCGGTAGTTTCTGGACTTACTGAAAAATCTGTTCTAGTATTATCCATATTTCCAACTTCTGTTTTATTTATATTTGGTGCCATTTTTAAATTTGGTCAGGGATAAAATCAACGCTCCATGAAACTTGGCTAATTGTTGTTCCCCCTTCTCCTCCTAAAATTTGTATTCCCACTCTTTCTCCTTTTGAAGCGTGATAAGTGTTTTGGTTATTTGTTTTTGTTCCTGTTTCTGCATTTCCATAAAATAATACTAAATCTGTGACTCCTCCACTTATGCCGATTCCCACGTGAGCATCTGGAACGATTGTTCCCGTGCCATTTGCCCCCACATTGACGATTAAATTTTGAAAAACCCCTGATTCCCCCATCACTCCGATTTTTGAAAAGTTTTGTTGGTCTCCTGAACCAACTAAGGCATAATTTTCACTACTTCCTTCTGACACCGTATCTAATTGGGTCCCTCTAAAAATTTGTTTAAATATTTCAGTGCTTCTTGGAAATAGCACTTCAAAAATATTTCTCCTTAGGAAGTTTTTTAATATTAATCCCATTTTAAACACTCATGAAATCCTGAACAGAACTATCCTCCAATAATTTATGAATTTGCTCCATTCTGAATAAATTCAAATTGAGCATATCTTCGGCTTCAACCCTGGAAGTGTAGGCAACCATGTTGAATTTTATTAGGGCATTTGCGGCGTAACGAGCAGCCCATTCTGAAAACATTTGACGATAAACCGTACTTAAACTTGCCCAATTTGTAACAATATCATATTTTACAAGATTAGATAAATAGGCTTCTGCTTGTGCCGCTAAATCGTTTTTATTTGCTTCTGTATTTCCAGTTGCATCGACGTTTTCTCCCGCCATTAATGCGAT